ACCTTGAAAGAGGTTTAGCCGCTAACTTTTTTATCGGAATGTTCTGCTTATTCGCAGTACTTATAACAAGGGAATAAATATGTTTTTAGTTCTTGCTTTAATTATCGTTGGTGTAACTTTCGAAGCTGTTTCAGACAGAGAACCTGTACAACTCCAGGACCAGCAGAGAGATTATGAAAGAGATCATTCCGGTAACAAGGGTAAATAATGATCACCGCAATTATCTGGGCACTTATTGTTGGAACTTGTATTTACAAACAAGAGTTTAAAAAGAATAAAGAATTCCATGGAGTTACTTATGAACGTCAAGATTAAGAAACTATCAGAAAAAGCTGTTGTCCCAGCTTACACAAGAGCTGGAGACGCAGGACTGGACCTTACTGCGACTTCTATGGAAGAAACAGGAATGTACATTGAGTATGGGACAGGCTTAGCTGTAGCTATTCCTCCTGGATTTGTTGGTTACATCTTTCCTCGCTCCAGTCTTTCTAACTATCACCTTACTCTAGCGAACCATGTCGGAGTTATCGACTCTAATTATCGCGGCGAAATCAAATTTCGTTTCAAAAAGACTATGTATAGTGCTCCCGCTAATGTTTACAATGTTGGTGACAGAATCGGACAGCTTATCATTATGCCAATCCCTTCTATCGAGTTTGAAGAAGTTCAGGACTTAGATGAAACTAATCGCGGAGCTAATGGTTACGGCTCCAGTGGTGTATAATGAGCTGGACATACGATTGTTTACTACCCGTTTTACCTATGCCGAAACCTAAGTGTGAGTTTTGTGAAACTCCTTGTAATAACGACTGGTGTCCAGCCAAAGATAAGGAAGAATAAATGGAACTGCTTTTTGTCATCCTTGCTATCATAGTCTTCTGTTTCGTTATGCTTAATCGTCCCAGTCGTTGGAATGAATCGAACAAGAAACTCGAAGACGTAGCCGAAATCCTGGAACGTCCTGATACTATCGAAGATTCTACTATTCTCAAACAACAACTCGCTAATGCTCAGGCTGAACTTAACCGCGCCTATGAAGAGGCTCGTATTGCTCACGAACAACTGGGACGAACCAAGTACGAAGTCGCAGGAATGGAAAATGAGAATGTGAAGTTAATGAATTCTATGATTGCTTTACAATCTGCTTACGATAAACTTCAGCACCAGAAGAAGAGTTCGGAAGTAAGAACCGGGACGTTTGTAGAGATTCTCGCCCCAATAGCTGAGCAATTCCCTGTTGACCCGAAAACTATGCGATTCTTAGGTGCCCCAATCGATTACATAAGTTTTGACTACGAAACCGACATGATTACTTTTGTTGAAGTCAAGTCCGGTCAGTCCCAGCTTAACGAGAATCAGCGCCGAGTAAAGAAAATGGTCGAAAACGGACGGGTAAAGTTTGCCGTTGTAAGGCTTGATGAAAACGGGATAAAGGTAAAGTAAAGATTTACAAAATGTAAAGTTTGTGCTAGAATAGCATATCTCTCAACCCTGGAGCAGTAGTGGGCAAGAAACCGAATCGTTCTTATGACCAAGACGGAAAAGCAGATAAAACAAAGGCACAACAAAAGAAAATCCAGGAACAAGCTCGTGAAATTGATCGTCTTAAGCGTGAACTCCAAGTCCTAAACAAGGCTTTCGAGAAGTCTGCTAAGTATATGTCGTCCCAGTCTAAGTCTATGACTGTTGAAGAGCTGATTCAAGCAGCTGACGACGGTAAGACACTGGAACAGGCTAAGACGACTAAAGAAGACGTAAGGCAGCGTATTCTCGACTGGCGGAATAAAACTTACGGGAAGTATGAAGAAGAATAGAAAGTTCAATTTAGGTGACAAGGTTATTGCTCAAGATGGGGTTGTAGGTGTTGTTATCAATAAAAAGGGAATGGATGAATATCCGATAGTTGTAAAGTTTAATAACGATTATAGATCGATTCGAACTTACACGGAAGACGGATTACAGTACATGAACGAGGAGGAGTTTTGGATAAGGAAGTTAACAAAACTAGACAAGGCTTTAAAATGAACTTTAAAGTCGGTGATAAGGTTAAAGACTTGGAAGTTGGTGATTATGGTGTTGTTACCAAAGTTACTAGGGTTCAGGTAACTGTTAAATATCCCGAAAATTCTCACGGATACGACACTACCGGAACTTACAAAGGTCACGAAATTCGCATGATTCGTAAATTATCCAAGCTGGAACAGGCGTTGAAATAAATGTAAACTATTTGTACACAATGATGTAAAATCTATTGACACAGTGTAAACTTTGTGCTATACTCATTTTATGGATAAGAAGACTCATAACCGATTGATTCAAGCAGCTCGTAAGATTTCACTAGGTTGGGGTCCAAGAAAGAAAGCTAAAGAGAAGTGTAAAGTTGACAAAGCCTTGTTTGAATGCTCTAAATGCGGAGCTTATATTTACGAAGGTAAATCTGAAGTAAACTTTATGCTTTACATTGACAAGTACGATAAGAAAGAAGTTCGCATGGAACGTTTCGATATGGATCATATTGTCCCAGTTATTGCTGTAGATTCAGCATCACACAGTTGGGACGTTTACTACACCCGTCTCTTTTGCGGCGAAGAGAATTACCGGGGTTTATGTCAAGTTTGTCACAAAGCTAAGAGTACTGCCGAGAACAAGATTCGTTACGCCATCAAGTATGGTAAAAAATAAGCTGAGAAGCTTTAACTTTACAAAAGGGAATTTGTGAAAAGAACTGCAGTCATTTTATTCATCTTAGGCATTAGCCTATCAGTCTTTGGTCTATTTGCCAGGTCTGACGAAACTGTAACACTAACTGAAGACAATCATATCGTGTTTTCTGGTCAAGTCACTGACGCTTCTGTAGCTCAAGCTCAGATTAAACTGGGACAGCTTTCTAAGAAAATCGGAAGAAACGAAGTCATTTATCTAGTTATCGATTCTCCAGGCGGTTCAGTTTCTGCTGGTAACTTGTTTATCGACTTTGCTAAATCATTGCCCCAGACTATTAAGCCAATTTGTATCTTCTGTGCTTCTATGGGATACCACATGTTCCAGTCTTTTGATGAGCGTCTAGTTTACAGCTCTTCAACTCTTATGTCTCACCGTGCTTCTCTAGGTGGAATTGGCGGACAAGTTCCAGGTGAGCTTGAAACACGTCTTGCTTCTATCAAAGATACTCTGAACCAAATGGACGCTTCTGTAGCTAAACGAGTAGGACTTTCTACTGAAGCTTACCAGAAACTTATCTACGATGAACTCTGGTTAAACGGTAACTCAGCTGTAAGAACAAAACATGCTGACAGACTTGCTAAAATCAAGTGTAGCGAAGACCTCATCTCTGGAAAGCGTGAAGAAACAGTAAACACTATGTTCGGAGCTGTTGATGTAACTTACTCAACTTGTCCTCTGATCAACGGCATTCTTGATGCGAAACTTGCTAAAACAGCTAAGTTCCGTTCTCGCTCTGAAGCTTTGAATCTAGTTAAAATGAAAAAACGCTCTGTACTCTGGAATTTCTAATCTTTCTAGCCCCGAGAAATCGGGGCAACAAAAGGAACAACAATGGCTAAGAATCTAACAATTGAAGAACTACTCGCACAGGCTGAAGCTAAATCTAAGCCGAAAAGAAGATGTGAGAACAATGTCAACGTACAAAAGTACATTGAAAGAATGGGATTTAAACCTGGAACTTTAGCTGTTCCAACTTGTGTCATCTTTCACCACTACCGAGCAATTTACGATCAGACTCACGATAAAGCTAAAGCGACTAAGCCGGTGTTCTTTCGCACTTTTAGCAAACACATTCCTAGTTGTAGGAAAAACCACCAAAGATACTATTTACTTAACGAAGACTCTTTTGAATTAACTGAAGAACTAATAAACACAGCAAGGGCTTATGACAAACAACACTGGAACCGCAAGAAAAAAGTACGACTTCCTAGACAAGAAGGGAACAACGAAAGCTAGACAAGATTACATCGAAACTAACTATGTTGACGGTGTAAAAGACGACAAGGGAAATACTGTTATCCGTGCTATGACTGCAGAAGAGAAAGAATGGTTGTCCCAGTTTATCTCTGAAACTGAACATGGTAATCTTAACAAGTCTACTCAAATCAAGTCTGAAGTCAGAGCTTTGAAGAACCTCAGAGCTGACTATCGATCTGCTCAACGTAAAGAGAGTATCGATGAAATGGAACGTCTCTATCCGTTAATCGAAGAGAAGCTCCAGTTTATTGAAGCGCTTCGTGAGTCCTGTAACAACTTTTACACTACTGAAGACGACGTTAAAGAGATTTATACTCGCGACAACGAAAGAAGACGGGACGTTTACAACAACGCTAAAATGTCGGACAACTTGGTTCTTTACGACATCACTGAGTACGATAAGTTCTCTACTGAAGCTATTACTGACGTTAACCCGGAAAACCTAATACTGGAACATCTTATCACTGTCCCAGTTAGAAAGAGATTCAAAGGGAAGAGCTAATGGCTACAGGATTTGGGAAAAGCGCTTTAGATGATTTATTTAAAGAAGTTTACGCTGATAAAATGGAAGAGCTGTATAGCGATTTTTCTAAGCCTTTATTTTCTGTGGATGATTGGCTTAAACGTGATATTACAGAAAAAGATATTAGTAAGTTCCCTAAAGCGAAAGCTGCTAAGAAATTACAAAACACCAAACTATACAAGGCTCTTAAGTGAAATTCCAGGTCGGGGATCGAGTGGTCCCCGTCTCTACCCTTTTCACCACTACCGACACCTTCTCTCGTGGTAAAGTCTTCGAAATAGCCGAAGTACATCACGGCATGTATGAAACTACTGAAGGTTATTTAGTTTTCTTTGAGGACGCTGAAGAGCACTTTATACTTGAGTCGGTTTATAAATCTAAACTTTATAGAGCTTTAAAATGAAAGTTGGTGATAAATTCTATTGTAACTGCAGCTGTGATAGGCTCTTCATAATAATAGAAGACCTTATTGATATGTGGGAAGTTGAGGATGTAGAAAGTGGAAGACGTGACTTCTTCACAAAAGACTCTGGATATATTTTTCCTGAAACTCTGTACAATTCTAAACTATACAAAGCTCTAAAATAACTTAGCGATAAATTCAATTGCTTTCAAAGCTGTAAATGCTAGTCCCAGTCCTGAACTGACAATTCCGACTATTTGAAACACTCCCTTAGCTCTTTCATAAACCTGGGACAATGGTGTAATTTCAACTTGTAACATTTCGATACGTTTTTCAGCTAAGTCTGTACGATAGATGTGGTGTTTTAAATCTGCAGCTTGTTCAGTTTGAACTACACGAATTTCAGCTATCTCTGAGTTAACAGAATCAAGCTTATCGTTCATTTTTTCAACTAAACGCTTTAAATCTTCCACATCAAACTTCCTTAAGTATTAATTCTCTTCATCGTTGTTAAGTAACAAGTCTCTAGCTTGGTTTGTAACTTTATCTTGAGTCTGCTCCAGTTGTGGCATAACGTCTTCACCCAAAGACTGGTACAATTCTCTGAAAGCTGGTTGTTGGTATAAACCGTAGAGAATAGCAGATTTCTGTCTTTCGTTCTTAGCGCTTGCAGCTTTAAGAATTGGAGAAGCATAGCTTTGTACAGCTTTGTCTTTGTTACCAGTGATGATTCTAGCGATTTGTTCCAAGTGTTCTTTTGGAGCAGAGACGAGTTTATTGAATGATTCGAATTTTTTACCAGCGAAGTTAGCACCTTGGTTAGCAATGTTCTTAGCAGAACCGAATAAACCTTGTACGTTACCAGAGTTTAGAGGCTTAACTTGTTTAGCAACGTCGTTAAACTCGTTAAGAAAGTCTGCACCTTCTTTGAATTTACCAAAAGCGTTTGTATCAACGTCGTTAAGATACTCGAACATTCTTTCGCGCTTAATAGGATTACCCGCTGTAATGGTGTTACGAAGTTTATCAACCATTTCATCTTGTCTGACAGTATTCTTAGTCAGAACATTGTCTTTAATTCCGGCTTTGTTTAGAGCGGCGAAGGTTTTAGATAGATTAGCGTTGTTAGAGTTTTGACCTGCACCTTCCAAAGCTTCTTCAGAAAGGTTACGAAGTTCAGCAGCAAGACCACGAGCAGTTTTCTCAGTAGAAGTACGAGCTGGACCTTTTAAATCCCCAACGTGACGGTTAACTTCACCGATAAGTGTTTCAAGATCGGTAAGTTTAAGATTTTCAAGATCGTATTTGTTAATGTCGATAGGAAGTTGATCACCAGCTTGTTGAATAAGCTTAGTTACCGGCTTAGAAACAGTCTTCTCAGAAGCACCAATAGCGTCGTCAAGAAGATCACCACTGTCTTCAGTGATTTTTTGGAATTTCTGAGTAGCAAGATTAAGTTTCTTGTCAGCTTCAGAACCTGGGACGAAATCTTGAACGTGACCATTGTCAACTTGTTCGTCAAGAAGTTCGAAACCTTTAGCTCCCATTTTCTGGATTTGCTTGGCACGATTTACGTCAAGTTTCTCAGCCATTTTATCAGCTGGACCATTTTTAAGTTCCATTAAAGATTCATAGAGTTTTAACTTCTCAGCTTGATCAGCTTTAGATGAAGAACCTCTTTGAATAAGTTCATCCATTACTTCTTGAAAGTTCTCACCAGCGTTGACACGAAGACCAACTTCATCGGCGTATTCCATAGCAGAAGCTTTATTCAGACCAGCTTTAGTAAACTGGGACTTGATTTCTCTGAGTAAGTCTTCTGAGAATGTCTTAATACCTTGACCAGCACTTTCTTCAGAAAGGTCCAGTCCTACACGTCCACCTTTGAACGCAGTTTTAAGCTCTTTAGCGATTGGAAGTTTACCAACAAGATTAGCAGTACCTTTAACACCTTCAATAACACCTGGAACGATACCACCAACAGCAGCACCACCAAGAGTAGAAGCGCCTGTTTCGTTAATTGTCTGAGCAACTTCACCTTCACCAAGTTTAGCATCACCTTCACCGAAACCGACAAGGGCACCGGCTTTAGCCCCTTCTCTCATACCGGCAAGAATCTTAGTCCCTACTCCAGCTTTAGATAGGTTCGCAGCTGAAGGGAGAACTTTAGCAGCAATTCCTGTAGCCCCGCCTGAAGCGATAGTTGAAGGAATGGCACCGGCAATATTCATAGCGATTGATTGAGCAGGATATTGGTCGTGGGCAGCGTCTTGATGTTGTTTCTGAGCATCTCTGGAGCTGTAATAAGCTTCCATTAGCCCTTCTAAGCCTTTTTTCTTCTCTGGAAGGGTAAATCCCTGCTTCTCAAGTTCAGAGTCTGTAGTGAGTCCTAGAGCGTCTCCTAGCTGTTCAACAGCATTTGTCCCAGCTCCTACGGCTCCTGATACGATAGGGGTAAGACCCATACCAGCACCTTGACCGAGGGAAATAGCAGCAGCTTCAGCTCTACCTAGTTCAGGAAGAGCCTCTTCAGCTACTGGAGCAGCTTCAGGGGTTGAAGCATCAGCAGAGATAGCTCTATCCTTCCAGGAACTTGCCTTAGGTTCTGCAGGTGCATCGGCAGGTATAGCCCTATCTTTCCAGCTCATTATTTAATCCTTTTAAATCCATCAGTTGCAGCTTCCGCCTCATCAGAAGGGTCGATAAACATAGTAGTTTTACCGTCTGATACAGCAATTTTTCCTGCGGGTGCCTCTACATTACTAATAGTATTTTGAGACTTTGGGGAAGTCTGAAGCTTACTAAGTGTACCTTTAGACTCGAATTCTTTCGAGCGATGGTCATTAGCGTCGCGAGATTGTTTAAGTTCAGCAATAATACCGTTAATTCGTTTAAGATTTGAAGCAGGTGAAAGAGTAGGGTCATAAGCTCTGTTCATGATTGAAACCCCTTCTTTCTCCGTAAATTGAGAACCGAGGGTAGCTCTTAAAGACTCTTGAGCAGCTGCACGTACCATTTCCCGACGATTGATGTCTGCTTCAGATTGGAACACATCAGGAAGTCTTCCAATAAGTCTGTCATCCGAATTTTTAGTAGACGCTGGTAATTTCTCTAATTCTGCAGCAACATCTTCGAGTTTCTTTAAGTTTGAATCGAATTTAGAACGACCAGTGGTTGTCCATTCATTGTTATACTTACCGAAATCTTTATCTTGAGCTTCTTGACCTGGAGTAAGTCCTTCACCCTTAGCGTCAGCTTTTAGCTTGGCAATGTCGTATTTATTCTTATTTCCTTCTCTCATAACTTTGAGTTGCTCTTCCTGGAACTTTCTCTGAGCAGCTTTATCTTTAGCACCAAGTAATTGTTTATACTGGTCCAGTAGTGCTTCTCTGTCTCCAGCGAAACGCTTGTCAACTTGTCCAACTAAGTCACCAACATCGACAGTCCCAGTTTTAATAGGGTTTACCACCGCTTTAGTGTTCATAGCCTGATTACCAGCAATTATACCGCCCATACCTTTAGTTATTGCTTGAGCTAGTTCAGCTTTAAACTGACGAGAAGCTGCCTCTTCTCTTTCTTTCTTACGTTGAATATCAAGGTCTTTCATCAACTGTTCAAGTCTCTCTTCAGGACTAGACGGACCTTTAGGAGCATCAACTGGAGCTGTTCCAGAAATTGATGTCTTAGTTTTAGTCATTGTTTCGTTAGAGTTTTCCGTAGCCGGAGAACGTAGATCGACAGGAGCTGGTGCTTCTGTTTGTAAAAGATGCTTTGACAAATCTTCCATTTTAGGAGCTGCAGGAGCAACTGGAGCAGAAAATGCAGGTTGACGAGCAGGAGCTGGGGAAAGTTCCATAGCTTCATCTTCAGCAGCTTGTGCTAAATCGTCAGGCATTGTAGCTTGAGGAGCAGCAAATGGAACAACTGTCTTTTCAGTTTCTTCTTCACCTTGCAATTGTTTAAGTAAATCTAAGTAATTAGACATTGTATATCCTTATTTTTTCTTAATGTAAGCAGTTGTAGCGTCTCCAGCCATACCCATGATAGACGAATTCATCTGAGCTTGTCCGTTAGCAGCGGCTGTACCTTGATTAGCGTAATTATTAGCAACGTTGTTAGTTTGTCCAGCAACACCAGTAGCTTTCGAAAGATTGTTCTGGAAGTTACTTTGTATAAGTCCGCTATTGTAAAGTTTACTCTTGTTGGCATTCTCAGCAGTCATATTAGCAATATTTTGTTTGTTTGTCAAGTTAGAAGCGTTGACATCTTGTCTATTTTGTGCATTAAACTTAGAAATCGCATCCTTAGCAGAAGCTGAGTTAGCACGTTGAGAATAGTCTTGGTTCGCCATAGCATTAGACTGGGACGCATACTGTCCTAGAGCTTCTCTACGAGCTTGAGCTGCTTGAGCGGCTTGCTGTAAACCAGCTTGCTGAAGTCGGTTAGTCTGTTGTTGACCAGCGTTTAACTGAGCAATGATAGAAGAACCAGAATCAGCTGTACCATTAGCATTAGCGTTCTGAAGAACCGATGCAGTTTGAGCTTGTGCTTCTGCCCCAGCTTGGTTTCTGAGTTGGTTAAAAGCAGCTTTATCTTCAGCTCCGAGTCCCTGTTCAGATAGACCTGACAGTTCTTCCAAAGCTTTCATCTGAGCTTGTTTAAGTCTTGGATCAGTTGAAACACCAGCAAGAGCTGAGTCGCCAAGTTGTTCAGCTTCTAATAGACCGGCGAGTTCCGGGTTAGATAACTGGACCTTTTGTTCTTCAACAGTTGGGACATAGAGTTTTTTAAGTTCTTCCAACGCTTGTTTAGAAAGACCAATGGATTTCTCCATTTCGTCTTTACCAGCGCCGTCTCCTAAAATACTTCCTAAAAATCCGCCTATTCCACCTGACATATATTATTCCTTATGTGTTCGTCTTATCGAAACTTGCTAATAAATTTTGTAAAGCTGTTGCTCGTGCTGATGTAAGATCATTGTTTACAACATTGGCACGATTCTCAAAGCCTTGACTTCCTAGAAAGCTTTTATATTTGTTTTGTAAATCTTCAATTGCGTTTTCTCTAGCCTTGGCACTACCGAAAGCTTTCATTGCTCCAGTGTCAATTCCTGAAATGGCTCCTGAAATACCTTTAGTTACGCTACTTCCACCAAACATATCACTAATCTTATCAGCAATTATGTTAGCCGGGTTATACTGAGCTAGTGTACCGTACAAGTCACCAGCTTTGTTACGTACATCCTGAACAACTTGCCCAGCACCTGGAGCAAAGCCGTTAAGTAGATCAACGTTTTGTTGTAAAGGATCGACAGTACCTGAACCGACCATACGTCCTAGTATTAGTCCAGCTGTTGCACCTATTCCTGTACCTACACCTGGAATAACCGAACCGATAGCGGCTCCAGTTCCAGCGCCTTGCAATCCAGCTTGCATTTGTCTTTGAGCATCTTGTTTCTGCTTATCACCAGAATCATCTGAATGTTTAGACGCTTGAATAGCTGCGTTCAGTAAATCTTTACCTTGTAACGTTGAGTTGTTAGCATCAACCCCGTCAAAGTTATAACCGGCTTGTTTCAACATATCTTCAACGTTTCCGTCTACTGAAGCATGGTACGTTTCTGTTTTCTTACCGAACATGTTACCACGAGAAACTTTCTTCTTACCTTCACCAGTTAAGTCGGTAGCATCTGCAGTTCTTGCGAAGTTTGCATCAGCTTCATTTAAACCAGCTCTTGTACCGTCGATGTCAAGAGAGTCCATGATAGACTGTGTTCCGGCTGCGTCAGCATCGGCATATTTAAGATTAGTATCAAGAGTTTTAGAAAGGTCCAGTCCTGCTAGTTGAGCTAGTACTGCTTGACGAGCTTGTTCGTCTTTTGAAATGAGTCTGTTTCTGTCGGCAACACCTTGTTTAATAGCGTTCTCACCAAGATTGTATAGACCTTGACCTGACCCGATACCAAGAATTTGTGCTTCGGCTGAGTTAAAGTTTACAGCATTGGGATTATATTGTTGTTGAAGTTGTGCCAGTTGTTTATTGTATGCAGCATCTTGGTTAACAAGCTGATCGTAAGCTGCTTTTTTTTCTGCGAAAGCTGCTTTACCTTTGGCAAGACTTGCTTGTAATTGTGCTTCGTCAACTGGACCACCAAATCCTGCCATCATTCTAGCGAAATTTTCATCTGCCCCTAGTGCAAGCTGTTCATAAGCTTTCTTGGCAGCTTTAAGTTGAGCTGGAGCAACTGCTGGACCAAGTTTAGAGGTTTCAGTGGCAAGCATTGATGCGTTGTTTTTTTCTTTGTTACGAATTACATCTTTGAAAGACTCTGGGAGTTGGTCCCATTGAGTCATCGGAGTACCGTCGGCTTTCTTAATGATGTTACCAGCAGCATCTTTAACTGGAGTAACAAGCATGTCATCCATACGAGCTTCAGTAGCAGCTTCTTCAGCTTTTTTACCAGATGAAAAAGTGTCTCTAGCTTCGTTACGAATCTTATTAATTTCGTCAGTACGATTTTGTGCCAGGTTTGATGAGTTGATTTGAGCTTTATCTAGCTTCTGTCCGAGATTACCTTGAGCTTGAGCTACGTTCTGAAGATTCTGTACACCTTTCTGGGACGAGTTCAAAAGAGCAGAGTCAAGTTTGTTTAGACCTGAAGTATAGTCAGCTCTTTGCTGATACATGTTTTTAAGCATGTCTTCGCGACCTTGAGCTGTTTTAGTATTCTTGATAACATTTTGAGCGTTGTCAACTTTACCAGAGATTTGATTGTAAAGTCCTGCTTGTCTTAAAGACTCTGGACCTTGATATTCAGCATTGATAACTTCTTTGAATCGGTCCAGTCCTTGAACTTGGTCAAGTAAACCTGGAGCATCCTGGTTAGGAACTGCAGCAACACCACGAGCAGAGTTTGTAGTGTTGGCAACGTCTTGTACAGCTTGAAATCTGTTAGCAAGAGTTCCTGCTTCAACTTTCTTATCGAATTGTTTCTGAGAATTTTGAATAGCGTTTGTAGCGTTTTGTCCAGAACTAGCAACGGCTTGAGCTGTGGCAGAATTTAGATTCTCCTGAGCTTTACCTTGATTGGCTTTTGTGTAACTTTGAAAACCTGGAGCAGAACCAGAAGAGGCAGGTTTACCGGCTTTGGGAGCAGAAGACGCAGCTGTAGGAGCCGCTGGTGCAGTGTTTGTTGCAACGGAACTAGGATTAGACAACTGTACAGGCTGGGACGGATTACCTTGCTTTTGCTCGGTATTGTTCATTCCCTGTGACTGCTCTTCGTCTTTGTCCTGGTCTTCTGAGTTGAAATAAGCCATTATATCTCCTGCATGGGAAACTTTAGTCCCTACATACTAATAGTAAATTTTAGCCAATAAACTCGATTGTCACTCTTAGTTTTTTCGCTGTAGCTAAGCCTATGATTTTATTAATCTTTACTAAGCCGTTACCCTGGAAAGAACAGTCCATGTAAGGTGCTGAAATCACAGCTTCTCCCCCGGAGATAGCTTGTACATTGATGATTTTGTTCCCAGTATAGCTATTTAAGCCTGTATTAATCTGGGACACGCCTTGAGGCTTACCAGAAGAATCAAGTGTAATGTCAATCTTGACAATGGAACGGGTCATGTTATCGATACCAATGTTACCATTGATAGCTTCCACAACATCTTCCATGAACGGATTGATGATTTCTGCCAATTTAGACACAGATTCACGCTGTTCTTGCTTGAAATCTTCCACAACTATACGACGAGCGTTAGGTAATTGCATTATCTGTATGCCCTTTTACTTACATCTCTCGGCTCCAGGCTTATTCCGAGTAGCTTGAACTGTTGTCTAGCTACAGAATGCTTGAATCTAACGTGTAAGTATTTACAACGCGACTTGTTTTGAGGAATTAGTGTTCTCTGTCCTCTTTCGTTACTTTCTCCACCCCACGGTACTGTAATCCAAGGGAAAGAACCCCAGGCTCCAGTTCCGTCAAGTTTGAAAGCAATGTCAACAAAGCTTAGACTTCTGTCCGAAGCATAGCCGATTGAAGCGTTAGAAATAGTTCCTTGATCGAATATAATTGTACCTTCAGAGATTTGTTTAAGCTCTTCAGGTTTACCGAAATGCTGGGGCGCGTATTCAACTTCAACAGCGATTGACTTGTAAATCTGTACATCACCTTGAATGAACCAAGCAGCTCTATCAACAATAACAGCGTTGGAAGTCTTCGTAGTAGAAAGAATTTCCACTTCGTAAGTAATCAGAGAACCTAGTTCTTTATAGTCTTTAAAAATTGTCCCAGAGTTTACTAGGTTAATTTTAGTTACGATAGCATTGAAGTCAGCCAAGTGATTCTCAATGGTATTTGTTCCCGACGTTACAAATCCTCCGACTAAATTCGGATCAGAGTTCAGCTGGGCGACTAAACCGATAAGGGTATTCGCAAAGTTTACCCCTTGTCCAGCAGCAAAATTAGCGTAGTAATTATTAAAAGCAGGTCCAGAGTCACTGTCAAGTTTCTTAAGGAAACGATTGAACTTAGGAACCGTCAAATACTGGGACTGAGTTATAACATCACCAACGGCAATGTCAACAACTGAACTGAGAATCAGTTTATCGTTAACAACTGCAGCCGCACCTAACTGACGAGTAAAGTCTCTGTCTGAATAATCTTGTCTTTCGTTATTTTTTCTTTCTTGTTGAATGTAATTGCGTCCAGAACCTGAACCGAGATACATTCTATCATCACCTAAGAAGTTTACAATACCACAAGTAGCAGACATAACCCATCTGGTCCAGGTGTTAGTGATAGTAGAGTATCTAAAGCACTGAGTAGCTACCGTGTCTGTCTTAGTAGTCGGGAGCCATAGGAAGTAAGCACGGTCTGATTCGTAACTTACACCGAACGAAGTATATTTATAGTTATAGTTGAAGGTTGTGAATTTCTTAATTTGGTCCTCGATTTGACGAGACACAATTGAAACCCCAGAGTCAGAAATACTGACAACACCTTGAGTAGTTAAACAGTAGATAAGGTTATTCAGAACCACTGCAGAATCTGGAGCGATTAGAATAGCCGAGTTATCGAGTAGTTTAGACGAGAATGAACTTGTTGAACTACCAGTGATAATGAAAATACCGTCTTCTTTCAAACAGAACAAGCTATCTCTCAATGAAAGGATACGAAGAATTGCTTTGTCTTTTGAACCAACGTCAATGTAGTTAGTTATTGGCACAGCTTCCGGTTGGTTAGCTTTCGAAAAGTAAACTCTGTTTGGAGTTTTGTTGTTATCCGAAGCAGCTGTGATTTTGAACAGGTAACCAGCAATTGAAGGCTGATCAATAGTTGTAGCAATAGTGAAAGTAGTTGCGCTCGGAGTTGTGAGAACTTTGTATTTCCCGCCAAGCTCTGTTATAGAAGCTCCCGGAGCATCGTTAATATAGACTTCGTCACCAACAAATAAGTTATGGTTAGTTGAAGTTGTCAACACGCCAGAAACAACAGAAGTAAGCTCCAGTTTTGGAGGTAGTTCTGGTGTGAACTCTGCAGACAAACTTGAATCGCTAATCGCTAAATAGAAGTTAAGGTCTTCGAGAGTCTTAGCTTTGAATAGAATTTTACCCGGAAGATCATCTGGTCCAGACATGTATTGAGCTGTGACAGGAGAATCTGAGTCTTTGTTGATTACACGGACCAAACTACGAGCAGTAAGATCAATAGCTATACCAACAGAAGAAGACTGGGACAAAAGGACTTCTCTAGCTACGTCATCTTCTCCGTCTCCGGTAGTAACAACAGTAACGCTCCAGTCTGTGAATGTTGGAGCTGTGACAGGACCAGCATCTGTACATGTAATGCGAATTGTGTCAGCACTGAAATCAACAGCTGTGAAATCTACGATACCAAACAAAGCGTCCAGAAGAGCTTGCTTAGAACCCGCGATTGTATCATCGTAAAGTTCCAGTGGTATTCTGATTCCTTGTTTTCCGGCAATAGCAGGATCAACACCAGCACCTTTATCAGCCCAGACATAATACTGACGCTCATCATTGGCTGAGTTAATTGTGAAGTAAGAACTCTCTGTAGTGTTTGTAGTAGACTGAACCACAACATCGGTAACTTCGCTGATTCCAACGAAAGTGTACTCTGAAGCGCTTCCTTCTCTTCCTACGTAAAACTTAGTAGTTCCTGAAATGAAGTCATCAACTGAAAGAATTGAAAGACTGTGTGTATGGTAGTCTTTTGTATTCCCGTAAAATGCAGAGTTACGGAAAGATGCAACGTCTTGAGCGATTGGTGGACGAGCATTAGCTTGAGTAATCCCTTCCCCAGTAATAGAGTTAGTGTAAAGGTAAGCTCCAACACCTCTGAAAGTCTCAGGAGTGTTGTCTTCAGTGGTAATTTCACCAGCAATAACGTCAGCGTCAGTGATTGGAGATTCAAACACGAAGTTCATCTCATCACCTGGATCAACGTCGTTTAATGTAACTCCAACGTCAACTGAAGCAATGGCAGTTCTGTATAACTGGTAAAAGTAATTTGTTCCGACTTCTGTTGGCAATGTGAAGTTTAATTGAGCTTTGGTAGGTGTTCCAGCTGTGATTGAACCGTCGATGATCTTAGTAACAAGTACTTTTGAAGTAGCCATGTTACCTTGAGTAGTATCGTCAGTATCACCTCTTGAATTAACTGTGACTTGAACTTCCGAAGCAGTGATTTCAACTGAAACAGCAGAAACCTGGGACGAAAGAACGTTACCGATAGCAGCAGCTACTTTTTCGTTACTATTGTAATAAGTTGTATTACTAATGTCAACTTCCAGTCCTTCTCTGTCAACTGTGTCTGCAGTAACTGGAGCTGAACCTGACCCAGTTTTTTTGAACCAGATAAAGTAACCTGTATCTAAAGTATCAAATGTAACGTAATCATTGTCGGCAATTGTGGCGTAATTCTGAACTGTGATTGTGAAAATCTCAGATACTTTAATGTCGCTAGATTGGTTAGTCAGGATAACACGAGATGAAGGAGTACCAAGATGTAAATTATTGTTTGGGTCTTTGTAACCGAAAACAAGACGGTAAGCGACTTTACTCTGAGCTGGGAGAAATCCAGCAGCGTCAGGAATGAGTTTACCTGATAAGTCTGTAGCTTCAACTGCTCCAGCTTGTTTAACTGAAGCTGTAGGAAATTCTGATGTGTTCTTAACCGAAAGTACTTTAACACCAGCATCTGTGGTGAAATAAAAGTTACCGCTTGCCTCAAGAGACTTGATACGCAAACCTGGGACTAGTTCGTTGTACGTTCCGCTAAAAGCATTAAAAGTTCCTGGAGTAGTAGAATCAAAAGCAAGTATTTCATCATAATGTGTAAGAATTTTACTCTTGTATGTGAAGAGTTGTTTAGGGGCTAGAGTTAAAAGCTGAGAATATTCTTTGTAACCTTTACGTTGTTGGATAACACCGTCAAAGTCGATAACTGTATTATCAGCGACAGTCAACGCACCATCTGGACGTGAAAGTTCATTGCTAGAAGTTACTAAGCCTCTTGCTGCGGTTAAACGTGCCATTATTAACCTCTACTTCTGTATCGCATTGATTGATTGAGAGTTCCGTTTCTGTTCTTGATCTTCTTTGGAGAACCTTCAACACGATTACTAACAATCTTAAGAATTTTCTTTTCCATTTCTTTCAATGTATTAGTTGCGCTTTGTTTTTGTTGTTCGTCAGCCATTGACTCCATACAAGCGACAGAAACCATTTGTGCCAGTAGTGGATGATATTCTGTTGGGATATTCGGAACGATAGTCTCTTCCGCCTTAGTAATGTAATCACCTTTAGCCAGTTTCGTACCAACGTCAATAACTCTGAAGCTCATTGTCTTCAAATTAGAGTTGATAGAATTTGGAGCAAGATTGTATAGTTTGATATTATTCGGAGAAAGAGGATTAACAACATCGTACATAATATCAGATGTGAAATGCTTAGGGAAAACCGTACTGCTAAATGTATAAACTTTTGCACCTAAAGACCAAGAACCGTTTGTTCCAGCTATAGTTACAACCGTTGGGACAGAAAAGTTATCGTTATCAATTACCGTAATAACCATGGAGCCATCGATAGCAGGAGTAGAGTCTGTCCCAGCTATGATTACAGTGTCGCCGTTAGTAAGTCCGTGAGCAGGAGAATTAACCACACTGTCTGTTGATATGCCTAGAATTGTCCCTGATTTTGGAGCAATAGTATCGATTTCGATAGTTTGAGAAAGAGTAGTTGCTGTAGCAGCTCTTGATTCAAGTACTAGTTTATTTGGACGCATGTAAAAATGCATACGAAGATATTTACCAACACTCGTCATACTGTTTACAAGAACAAGCATGTTGTTCTGAAGATAGAACGGTTCAAATCCGCTGTAACTAGCAAAGCCTTGATTGTAGTCCGAAAGCTGGTCCAGTTCTATTTGTGTAAGTTCACGAACAACTTTTCCGTTCTCGTCAACAATACAAGCATCGCGAAGTTTACTTCCGTGCGCTCTGTCAGGAATCTGGTACTCACAAACATCATTGATTAGTTGAAAGTCTTGAGAGTAAATAAGAAAATCCCCACGAGCGTCCATAAGGTCACTCATAAGGTCTATGTTGATTTTTTCTGTAGCGATTTCAAGAAAGTTATCAGGAGTAAACGTTTCTTGCGATTCGGGGATAAAGCCCCTACGCTTAATCGATTTAATTAAATCCGTAGATTTTAAGATACTGCTCATAGTATTCCTTTAATTTGTGTAGGAATTACTCTGCTTCTTCTTCAGAATCTTCCGTTTCGTCTTCGTACTCACAAGCTTCACAGCCTTCGCCGTCACACTCAGGACAAGTTTCTTCAGCTTCTTCGTCAAGCTCATCCATTGTATCTTCTTCAAGACCTTTTTCGCCAAACTTAGCTTTGATTAGTTCTTGAGCCTTAGAAAGACCTTTAGCAAGACTCTTATCATCTGGAGCCATTACGGTAACTTTACTAAGTTTTTTAGTCTTAAGGTCTTCACCAATGCCTTTATGTGCATCTTCACGAAGGTCTTTCGACATCTTTTGTAACATCTCTTTCTTGGCGGCTAATTTCTTATCGGACATGAATTTCTCCTGTAAATTTAAGGCTCTACTATATACTAATAGTAAAATATGACACCTGGGACGTAAGTACTTGAATTATGGTATAAATGTACGTTTCTTAGATTTCGGCGGAACCAGCTGTAAATGACACCAAGTTGGAGTTGAGGCTTTCGCTTCCATGTAAAGATCGTGTTTACTTAGAAATTCAGGGAAACGTGTAAGCCATTGTCCCAGTTGTTTGTCAGCGTCAGACAGATCGATAGCTTGACAAATCATGTGTTTAGATAGCTTCGCCCCTCCTGCAGCAGCATTAGCCGCCGGAGTACGGTAGCCCGAGTTTACAGTTCGTATAGCTGCTTCGGGATATTGTTTGTAAAAATCAATCAACAAAGCATTTACCTTTTCAAGTAAATCTTCAGAATCTGCTTTCATGTGAGGAGAAAGCTCTTCGTACTTTATTCGTCCCATTAAAAACTGGGACATATTTATTTTAGTCATCTAATTTCTCCAATGCTTCGTAAATATCCTTAGGTGTGAGCAAACTTAAGTCCTTCGGAAGCTCATAACCTAATAGTAGTAAAATTTGTCCCAGGTATTCTGAGCAAACAAACGTGTCTCTGTCGGTGTCGAATGGATTTACTTTCAGACCGAAGATGTCTGCCATTACTATTCCGAAAATCTGTTTCACAGAGTATGGTAGTCCAGCTTTTTCCATAGAGTTTTTTTTAATTAGTCGCAGCTGTTCGGGAGTTACGGGCAATTCAAATTCATGAATCACATCGTTATGTAAATTAAAAGCTGGGACGGACATGATATTCAACATACCTTTACTAGCTTGAGAGACAAGAGGAACGCCGGTAAGAGTTGTGTATTTAATGTAACAGTGAGAGTAAGGAGTACGGTTGTAAAGCATGATTAACTGTCCGAACAAAGCGAATTTACTTTTTGGACGACTAAATCCTACAACGAGTTTCATTTTAATCCTTGTAAAGCCCTCAATCGTGCCAGGTGTGCTGGGCTTTGGTCATAATTCTTTTGAGCTTGAATTTCAGCAAGCATTTGTCTTTCTTCGTCAACGTTACCAGAGTCAGTTGGTTTCAAAGCTTCGTAGGCTTGACCTAAAACTGGAACATCACCAGCAAGTTCGTCAGCAGCCATTGCTGGATCACCTTGTAAAGCTGCATAACCAGCACCGAGTAAAGGAATAGCACCGAGGAGTTTTTTACTCCCAGCTTTAGCTGCCCCTTTAAACTTTGAGTAATCAATTGTGTCGCCCATTTTACCGAGTGCTGCCATTTTAGCTTCTTTCTGAGCATTACGAATAATTTGATCAGCCTGGAAATCAGCTCCAGTCTTGAGGGGTTGTACAGTTCGTGTATTGATCTTTTCAACTGGTAAATCTTTAGTTACTGAACGTTGAAAATCGTCCACTTTCTTAACTGGAGAATTGTGTAAATCTTTAAGTTTTTTGTTAAACTCAGAATCGCTCATTATAGACTCTCAGTTCTCGGAAGTCCGTGGAAGTCTTCCAGTTCGTTGATGATTGAAAGTAGTCTTGCGCTGGTAAGGAATCGATCATCTTTCTGATCTTCAGGGAAAGCTTTACAAAATCTAATTGCTGCTTTTGTAGAACCTGAACGAAGAGCATTCATGATGTGACCGGCTCTCATAAGAACAGCATCAGTTGCTGATGTTGAACCTTCTGGAGCCAAAACTGTAGGTATTGCGATATTTTCGTTTAAGCTATAAGATTCAATTCCAAGCTTAACGTTTTCACGTCTAATATTGGAAAACACTTCTTCACCTTTGATAACTGCTTTCTTGATAGCCGCATCTACAATTTGATCTATAGTTAAAGCTTCATCAGAGACAGACACAATTTCATCTACCCCTAGGAATAATTGACCAAGTGGCATCATTCCTTCAAAAAGCTCCGGAAATTCATTTACTGAGTTAGAGCTTGCGACATAAAGACCGTTCACCGTAATTGCATAATTAAATGAGTTAGCACCCACGGTATAACCCTTGTATTGCTCACAAAATGTCTGAGTTAATACTACATAAGCGTGTTTCATGGGATTGCCCTTCCTAGTGCTGTTTGAAATGTTTGAACGATAGAATTAAATGTTGCTACTTCAGATGCTGTTAAATATTGTCCTAAGCTCGCAAAAGAGTAGGTTCTATTCATATAGTTATCAGGGGTTCCTGTTGAACCTTGCATTCGACCGCCTAGAATAATTTTGGCACCCGTTTGTAATACCGACCCCGTGGTAGTCACATCACTGATAAGATTACCTCTAATATATCCGCTTACTACTCCAGTCGTTCTAGATGCTACAAATAGACCCGTTGAAAGTCCCGACGGGTTAGGAATAGATGTTGGACCGCCCGCCTGTAGTCGCAAGTCCATTACGTTGTTTGCTATACCTATAAGGCAGCGTGATCCGTTTCCTTCGTATCCGCCCATATCATCCACGGAAAAAACCGCCTTTGTCTCTCTAGGATAGAAAGAAATATGGGAATTTAGCGATGGAAGATTTGTTCCTGCGATGTTGGTATTTGCGTACTGAGAAGACCCGTTAAATAGAACTCCATTCGATGAGTGTGTTGGAGAACCTACAAAAACCATACGATAGGCTGCGTCCGTATCGGCAGGATTTTTTAGATTTCTGGAATGAGCTACGTCAGTTCCTCCGACAATTGGATAAATAGCCATGAATTTAGACCAAATTCCTGCGGTCTTTAATCCAGTAACTAAATTATTGATAGCAGACTTTTGAGTACTGTCTGTTATTCCAGCAGATGCAATGAACGCTAAGGCATCAGCATCATAAGCAGTTTTTTTTAATGCACCAAATACTATCATGCAGTTAAATCTCCAAAAGCTAACCAAGTGTCAGTGTCAACTTTAACAATACCGGCTACCGATCTTTGAACTCTAGTTTTAAGTCCGGCATCTGCAGCGTTAATTGTAACCCCTGCACCAGGAGTAATTGTTGTTTGTCCTGTGTTTGATTGTGTTAAAAGAATTTGTGTGCCGATAGGGAAAGCGACTGATGAATTAGGTGGAATGGTTAAAGTATTAGCAGAAGCTACGTCCATTCTTACAAGAGTAGGATTTGTATAGTCGGCTAGTACAAGAGTATAGTTGGTTGTTTTTGTATTGATAGTCAAAGCTTTATTAGGTTTTGTATTATCAATTTCAGTTTCGGTATAATATCTATTGTCTAACTGTCCGGCGTTTAATTGAGTTTGTGTGTAATATCTAGTATCTAATTGACCAGCGTTTAATTGGGTTTGTGTATAATAACGAGCATCACCTCTCGTATCGTTATGATATTGAGTGTGATCATCATCAGCCAATCCTGTAAGAGCGCCGTGATCAGTAACTCCTCCACCAGTTGAAATAACCGCATCGTTAATGTTACGGTGATTAAGAATTACAGAAACAAATCCAGGAAAGTTAGGAGAAGTATATTGAATTTGACCTGAAGAAGTAATAGAAAGTTGAACACCTGTAGCATCACCTTCATATTCAACTGACATGTACCAGTTTGACCCGGTATTAGTTCCCGAAAGTTCCAGTGTTTGAAAGAGTGAGGCTGTTGCATTGACAGAAATCTTAGCTATTACATTAAATCCTGTAACCGCCGGGTCAAACACAAACCCTGTAACGTCAGTCGGTGTTGATACGTTATTTGCTAAAGAAACTGAAGTAAATTTTGTAACGTTTACAATTTGGTCAATCGCTTCTTGTACATTGTCTCCGTCTAAGCCTGAAACAGTATTGTCATAAGAAACGTTATCAGCGGTTAATTCAAGCGTATCAAGTTCAGTTTGAATTTCTTCTAAAGCTGCTTGAACTGTAGTAGATGCTAAGTTACCAGCTGGAACAACAGAGATAGCTGAGGCATCGTGAGCATCAGTTGTATTATTAATGTGTGTTGTAAGATTTGTAGTTAAAGTTGTATCTGCAGTTGTTCTGTCAGTTACTTCTTGAGCTAAATCATCGGCAACGTCAGAAATGTCTCCAGCTAGATCAGTTTCAGCTGTCATAGCTCTGAGTTCTTCAGTATCAATAGCTGACTGAAGACTCGTATCGGCTGAAGTTCTATTTGCGATTTCTGTATCAATGTCTGTTTGAAGTTCGTTTAAGGCAGCTTGTACATCTGTAGCAGCTAAGTTACCAGCTGGAACGTTTGTAATTTGAGAAGCGGTGTAATCACCCGCTGTAGCAACAACTGTTCCGATTCTTCCGAATACGGTGTTAACAGCATCTGTCCCATCTGATTTCTGCCAGACCGAACCGCTGTAGATAACATAGTCGCCAATGTTGAAGTCGATTACTCCTGAACCTAAGTTTGGTGTTCCGGCAACAGAGATTCTGTAAACCATACCGGCGTTACCAGTACCGTCAGCCAATGCAGGAGAGTTGGTAGAAGCGTCCCATAGACCTTCAAAAGTCATTACAGCATTTGGAAGTTGAGAAACTGGAACTTTACCACCAGCATCTAGTGTGGCAACTCCGTTAAGCGCACCTTTTTGTGCAAGGGGAATTAGAAGAGCTTCGGCGGCTAATGCGCGTGATTCTTCAGCATTGACATCTGCAATACGAGCAGCTTGTTCTGTATCAATGTTACTTTGTAAAATTGCTTCAGCAGCTAAGGCTCTAGTTTCTTCTGCGTCTACATCAGCAGTTCTGTCAATAATTTCTTGATCTAATATACCATCAATTTCGTCCAATGCTTCCTGGACGTTATCTGCTTCTAAGCCTGATGCATCGTTATCATAAATAACACCAGTTGCAGTATTGGCACCAGCTGTTGGATTGTAATTTACTCTAATAAGTTTATTCGACATGTTGTCTTTTCCCTTTTAGTTTAGTGCCACTGAGAACCGACGAATCGTGCCTCAACAACGTCAATAGACCCGGAATTAACGATGATTGCAATTCTTACAAACTCCGTTCCTGAACCGTCAATGTCGTAAATAATTGACCCTTCATTGTCAAGAATAGGTACAAGCGTCTCTTCGATGTCAGCCCAGTCTGTACCGTTTACAGAAAGTTGAACTTTAATAACCATGTCAACACTGGAGCCGTTTTCGTACTTGATAAATAGAGAAAATGGACCAGTTCTGTCGTCAAGTGTTTGACTTCTGGTGCTCCAGTCTGCGTTTACAGTTTCTGTAGCATCTATTAGGACTCTTTTTCTGATTTGATCGATAACAGACATTGTTTACCTCTAATATCTAATAGTAATTATTCTTGTTTGTCGCTTGGCGCTTCGGAAGAGCCTGATTTTGTTGAGAAGCTTCTACCGAAGTAAAGCCCTGCTGTGATTATAAGGAGTTGTCCAACGCCATCAACGTCAGAAAACCACTTAGCAAACTTGTTTATCAGGGAAAAAATGTAAAGATTGAACGAAATTATCAGCAAAGTTAAGCTTACACTCGGTACACCTTTCAAAGGGTCACGTAAATACCAAAGTTTAATGCCGTGTTCGTGGAATTTCTGGTGAATTTCTTTTAATTTATCTAACATATTAGCGTTTCCCGTTTAAAAAATCGTTAAAATCGTATACTTTGGCAGTGAGTACAGTGTGATCATTGTGCATTTTCGGTAAATCACGTAAATATTGACGATAATTACGATATTGTTTACGTAAATCCTGGGACATTTGTACATCAGCAAGTTGGCTCCAGTCTGTCAGCTTTAGTGCTTCTAAGCGCGTTGCTCTGAACCTTTCCCATACCTCGTCTAATGCGTAGGAAGGCTTTAAAACCTCTTCTACAGTGATTTTAAGACCGTTTGTGACTCTGTATAGCCGGACTATCTCGCCGCCTCTAATATCAGTCATTTCGTCGCAAATATACCCCTTCTCTTCTGGGGTAAGTTTACCGTCTTCAATCCACCTGGAGCAGCCGTTCCAGTTTCCAAAAGCTAAATGATACTCTTTGTAGATCAGTGCCAGTTTATGAGACTCAAAAGCCATTTCTTCTATCGTACCGTTGTCCCGTTCCAGCTTGATCTTGTGCATGTTATTTAACGATAGAAGCTCTAGCCATTTGTCTTTCTTGTAACAATGACTGGAACTCTTCACCTGTTAAACTTGTGGCAATTCCTAGTTCTTGCTGATCTCTGTGTCTGATTACTTTCCAGTCTGAACCAGCTAGGAAAGCTTCGGCTTCGGCGTTAGCTTTTTCTTGCTCCAGTTGTGCTGTGAGGTCGGTAATTTCAACTGTGTAACCCGGAACTTCTACAACTTGAGTTTCGAATAAAGCGGGAACAACTTCGTTCCCTTCTTCGTCGATTACAGCTGGAGCAACTTCAACTTGCTGCTCGATAGACTGAGCTTTTTGTCCAAAGTTACCTTGACTTTCGTGGTTAGAAAGCCAAGAATGAAGCTCCTCCTCCGTAGAGAAGGTAGCTTCGTTAGTTACTACTGAATTTCTGTAAATTTTGATGTTAAACATATTAATTTCCTATTTTGCTGATTGAGAAATAATTCAACGTTGGAGATACATCAATAGCTGTTGCTCCTCTTTCGTTTGTTAAAAGTAAATAAAAACTGGAACCTTTAGGTAAGTAAACTACATTGTTATATCTAGCCGGTGCTTGTCTAGTACCTGCAGCTTGAGCAACATAAACCTCACCAAAAACTCCGTTATTATCTGTACAGAATATTCTCTGACCTGCAGTATACGCAGCACTCTGGAACAAGAAAAACGCAGAGACAGAATAATAACCAGTTTCTGGTGCAACAAAAACACCCGTTGCTGAATTCAATGCTCCTAATGTGTCATAAGTTTTAGCAGAATCGTATGTTACAGTAGCTGCAACTGTTCCGAAACTAGGTGCGGTTGAACTTACAGCTCTTGCTGCAATAGTTGAAATTCCCATACCAGTTAGCGCGGGATTTTTGCTTGCGTTTACAGTAAAGTAAGCAGTAGCTTGAACGTTACCGCCAGCTGAACTCCCAATGTATCTAGTAGTTGATGCTCCAGAGTATGACGTTCCTCCGTCAATTGTAAGAATTCCTGTGATTTCGTTGTAAGTGAATAGTGACCCAATTTCTGTAGTTGCAGAAGATTGCATCCAATCCATAGTTGCTTCGACTGTTTTACCTGTAGAGAAGTAAGGACGAAGACTTACTCCTTTCATTCCCTTACCTATTTGGATTGAAACTTCAACTGGCTGAGCAGCAGTACTTGATGCATTGTATGCTCTTGAGTAAAGTAGAATACCGTTAGTATTCATGTCAGCAGAAGTCTGAGTTGGAGCTGTTGTAGTTTGAGTTCTAGCATTTGAAGAAGCTGCACGAGTGTAAGTAATGAAAGTACCAACTGGAGCATTCGCTAAAGTAGTAGCTGTATAAGTTCCTGATCCAGCATAAGTTAACGGTGCATTGTCTGTTGAGAATGTCTCTACAGCTGTTAGGATTTGATCCGACTTAGCTTCAGCAGATACTGAAATTCTCCAGTTACCTATAGTTCCTGCTCCAACGTTTACATAGAATGTCTGACCAGCAGACAAAATTTCACTGTAAGAAGCGTTGAAAAATACACCAGATGTTGAAGTTTCAGTTGTAGAAGCGTTTACTGTACTTCCGTCAACTCTAATGTAAATCTCTCCAGCTGAAGCTGAAGAAGTACCTGCACCAGCTGCGATAGTTATCTTAGCATTTTTGAGCATTGTATAAACACCAGTCGTAGCGTTATACGAATAGATACCTTCACCTGTTGATCTACCTAAAGCTCCAACAACTGTCTGTCCTGCAGTGTATGTAGTAGCTGAGAACAAGTAAGAAGACTGTGACAAAGGCTGAGGAATCTGAATAAACGGCGTGACGTTTACTCCAGTTACGTTAGGTTTCCCAACTTTCGACATTGTGAAGATTACACCAGAACCGTTAGCGTTACCTGCAAGTCCTTGTACAATATCACCTTGATTTAAGTAGCCCGACCAAGAACACGAAGCTCTCTTACTAGCAGTAGATGCAGTATTAGTTACTTGGTTATCGTAAGCAACGTTACTTCCATTTACTTGAATTGCGATAATTGTTTCAGTGACGTTTGAAGTAGATTCTTCGCTGTAACTTACGTTATAAATCCCGCTAGATACTGCTTTAAATTGTCCACCAAGTGTAGGACTGTCTGTGTATTCTACGTCCGTCCCCAAATTTTGGGCTACAGTTGAAAATCTACGAATACTTGTAGCAATAGAACCGAAAGGAGAAGCTCCAGCACCGCTTACGCGAACTACGCTATCGCTTTCAGAAAACTGGGGCAAAGTGTTCGATACAGAGACTTGTATTTTCTGCTCTTGAAAGCTGAGGTTGAGTGAGTTTATAGGATTACTAACAGGCGCAGTTAAAGAAGATATTCTTAGAACATCACCAACGTTAACATCGCCGGTCCAAGAAGCACTAGCAGCAGGAGATGCAGTTCCAGTTGATGCTGATGCACCAGCCGCTGCTAAAGTTTCAGCCGCTGTTGCGGTTACTGTAGTTAGAACTGCTTGATTTTTAGATACATAAATAAAAGCGTTAGTTCCGCCAAAATATAACGAAGCTCCT